CTCGCGCGACTTTTCCAAGCGCGCCCCCATCTTGTCGTTATACGCCTTGGTGATGTCGGCAATCTGCTCTTCAACCTTGGCGAGTTCGACCTTTTTTTGTTCTAGTTCTGCCCTTAGCCCGTTAAAATTTATAGGCTTGCCGTCCCTGTCGCATTCCATTGCGGTGATTTGTCGCTGACACTCGTCCATGCGCTCGGGTATGGCATCAACATCAGCCTTGATGCGTTTCTTCTTGGCAGCGACCTCTCGCTTGAACTCCTCCATCGTTTTGCCCGTCATTTGGGCAAGGAGGTCTTGGAAATTCTTGTAATCCTTGGCGACCTCCTCGTCCGTCACTTCGCCTGCCATGCGAAACAGCATTGCACGCTGCACGTCCGCTTTTTGCGATGAGAAATAAAGCGGGTTTGTGATGAACTTAAACACTTGTTCGGGGCATATACTCTCTATCTTCTCTGCCCAGTCTTTTACGGACATTGGTACATCGTTGTATAGGCGTTCTTCTTCGTGTCCAGTCATTTCTTCTGTGGTTGTACCGCGTTTCTTTTGCCATTTCTCCGTAAAGCGACGCGTCAAGGTGGTTTTCTCGCCGTCTACATCCAGCACGCCCGAAACTTCGTGGGGCAAGCGTGGGATGGTTTGTCCATCCTTTCCGTAGGTCTTGATGCCGAACTGCTTTCTTTCCTTACTGTCTTTGCCGAACAAGAGCCACGTAAACGCGTCAAAGATGGTGGTCTTACCAAGGCCGTTTCGCCCCGAAATGGTGGTTATACACTCGTTGAAATCAATCGTTAGATTTCTGATGCCCTTGAAGTTGATAAGGGACAACTTTTTTATTACAATTCTCTTCATTTTGTTTTAGATTTTATCTTTACATTCTGTTTAATGCTACGTGCGTTGTAGCCTTGTTGTTTATCTCCTCGTTTGTCGGCACGCGTTGGCTAAGTTGCCAATCCTCGATTTCCGACTTTTTGAAGTATACTTTATTGCCTCTACGATAGTGTGGTATCTCGCGGTCGCATACCAAGTGGCGTACACGGCTTGTCGATATGCCCAGCAATAAGGCCACTTCGTCTGTTGTAAACACGTTCTTCGAGCCGATGGTGATAAGCCGCTCGATGCGTGCTAGTCTGTCCACTACTTCCATGTCATTCCTCCTTAGACATTTCTTTTAATTCGGGCATTGAACCGTTGCCCATCCAACGTTTAGCCATGCGGTAGAAAGCGTATGCGGCGATTGCGCCGATAGCCTTTGAGGTTGCGAACTCTGTTAGCCACTCGATGCTGTTATTGTTTGTGTTAGGTTCAGAAAGCAACCCTAGAATTGCGATAAACGCAATGGCAGTTAGTACGTGATAACGCCAGTTCTTAATAAGTTTTGCCATAATAATGTATGTTTACGCGGTTCTTTCGATTAATGGCAGTATTCCAACTTCTTTCAGGGCATCGTAGAGGAACATTCGCCCCCTTTGCGTCCATTCTGTAGATAGTCGAGTGTCGGGGCGTCCGTCCGAATGTTGAAACGCGATGGTCTTACTATGCACATACCCCTTACCCATGAATTCGGTGTACAATATCCATTGTCCGTTTACCTTGCGCTGGATGCGCATTTCTTTCAGCCGCTTGTTGAAGCTTACGGCAGACATTCCGTAATCGGCTGCCACCTGCGTTGTGGCAAGGGTGCCCTTGCTTTGGAGGATAACATTAAGGTAATCGTTACCTTTTTGCATTTGGGCGATGAGCTGTTTTTGCTCGTTGTTCTCGACTTGAAGCTGCTGGATGCGCGCATTGCGGCTAGCAATGGTGTTTTGCGCCACAATCATTGCCTTGGCCATTATCTCCGCATCGCTCATTTCGGGGGCGGTGGCAATGTAACCGCCCGTTTTGCGGATGGTGGGGAGAACTTCTCCACAAACCCAATCTTGGAATGGTTCTGCTTGAGGTTTATCCGAGCGCATTATAACCTTGTAAAGGTTTTGTTCGTTCACAAATATTGCTTGTTGCTCACGTCCAAGACTGTCGATGACCCCAATCCGATTGTACCCATCCCTTTTTAATCTTGGAGTTACGCCATCAACCCTTAGTTCTAACACCCTACATAAGTCTGCTAGACAGAATAGTGGGTTGTCGGGCGTCCCTGCCGTCCTTATCTCTCCAAATTGGGGATTTTGAAAAATTGATATTTGATTGTTCATATCGCTAATTATTTGGAAATAATTGTTCGGCATCGCACCCAAAGTGCTGCGCCATTATCGTTCTTGCTAGCTCATCGGGGACTTGTCGCCCCGATAACCACATTTTCACCGTTACGGTGGAACGGTGTGTGATATTGGCCACCATTGTGATGAATTCTTGTGCTGCCGTGGGTTTGTCCCTTTCGGCTTCGTATAGTTCCTTGAATGTCTTCTTGTTGTTCATATTTTTTTATTTTATCGTCAAACATATTGTTTTTAATTAATCAGCTTAATTCCATATCTGTTCATAAACAGGTCTCGCGCCCACTGTGGTATATGAGAGGAAAACAACGCAGTTGTAGGTCGCTCGATGACATGCTCGCGCTCATAGTCTTCTAGCTCGCGGACATATTTACGAACCAGACTAGCGAAGTCTGTGTCAGGAACTTCACCTCCGCTAACACGAAACCTCTTCTGTATGTATTCGATGTCGGCGAATAGACGCTCATTTGATATAAATGCCTCGTTATTCCCATGTACATATATCACCGCGAATATCTGTGCACATGTATCTTCCTGTATGGCAGGTATGCTTACTTCAAGCATCGCCTCATTCCACTGTTTCCATAACCCTTTCATATCGTAATCCCTCCTGCGTTATATATCGCGCTAGCGTATTTCTGTCACACTTGCAGATTTTGGCGATTTTTCGTTGCGAGACCTTTTCATTTAACAGCTCGCGTATAAGCTCACGTTTGCCATGTAATTTACGCCTTTCAGGGTTTGTTTTCGCACCTTTCGGGCGGCCAAGTACAATGCCCTCGGCTTTCTTTCTCGCCAACGCCTCTTTTGTGCGTTGGCTGATAAGGTTGCGCTCAATTTCTGCGGATAGCCCAAAAGCAAAAGCGAGTACTTTACTTTGAATGTCATCTCCAAGGCGATAGTTGTCTTTGATAGTCCAAACACGACATTCCTTAGTCATGCAGATATTCAATATCTCCATAATCATAAAGAGGTTTCTACCAAGTCGTGATAACTCCGCGCAGATGATTAAATCGTCCTTTTGGACATGTTTAAGTAGTCTTCCAAGCTCGCGTTTGCTGTATGATTTCGTTCCACTGATGGTTTCGGAAATCCAGCCGTCCACCTGCATATCGTTACGCTTGCAGAAGTTGTTTATCTCGAACCGCTGGTTCTCCACGGTCTGCTTGTCACTGCTTACACGTATATAGCCGTATATCATATTCGCTCCAACTTAACCGAGGCTCGCCAAGAAACCCCAATCTTCGTTTTCGTAGGCGATGCCAAGGTCATCAACGATATTCCACCCGTTCTCGGGGCTTCTCCCGTGATTGACCGCGTTCTTGCAGGCTACCATCAGATTTTTAAACCTAAACACACTCCCGTTCCCATTGAAGAGGATACATTCGCCAGCTTTCAAGCTAGCCGTTAATTCGTCAATATTTCTCATTTTTCTTCTTGTTATTTTGTTATTGTCAAAAAATATTCTTACATTTGCGCGATAGTTTTATATCGCGATGCAATTTGATTTTGTATTGTGATGCAAAGATAATAAGAAAACTTGCTATTAACAAGAAATATAGCAATAAATATTATTACTTTTACATTTATTAACAAGAATAGTTGCTACTATGGACAGAAAAGAAAGGCTAAGAGAAGCCTTTAATTACGTGAAGAGCAAGGGGTTAGTGCACACACAGAAAGATTTGGCTGTACACATGGGTACAACCGAAGCGAACATGTCAAAAGCGCTAAGAGGGGACAAGCTTGTCCTTACTGATAACTTCCTGCGTCGGTTCAACCAATCATTCGACAACATTTTCAGCTACCAATGGCTCTGTCTCGGTGAGGGACAGATGATTAACGATGAAGCACAGACGGAATTATTAAGCCAAAGGTTAGGCCGAACTGCTAGTGTCGGCCTCTCTGATGAAGTATATTCCATTCCGTTGCTTCCAATTTCGGCACAAGGCGGCTCGTTGAACGACTTCGTGGTGTCGGTCAAGAACAACGAGTGTGAGAAGATTATATCCCCTATCAAGGGTGTGGACTACGCCATAACTGTTTCGGGGGAGAGCATGTCGCCTGAATATCCCTCGGGCTCGCAAGTGTTGATAAAGAAGATAAATGAGCGTGCGTTCATCGATTGGGGGCGCGTATACGTGTTGGACACGTGCAACGGCACGGTAATAAAGCGGCTGTTCCCGTCGGATGCGGCAGGATGTGTCGTGTGCAAATCAATAAATCCCGAGTATCCATCTTTCGAGGTATCGATGGAGGACGTGTATGGAGTGTATAGGGTATTGATGTGCATGAGCATGAAGTAACGAAGTGCAAAATGTAGCACTTTGAGTTATTCACAATATAATTGAAAGAAAATGAAAATTATTTCTCTTACTCTGGCGTTTGCTCTTATTGGCCTCGGTGTTGCAGGCCTTATAATGGTTTATAGCGGAATGTACGATATGATTGTGGTGATTTTATGTGTTTTGTTCTTCTCGTTTATCGGGGCGCTTATAGGAAGTATTCCGCCCACATCATCGCCAAAAACTGCACCCGCGTCAGCTGGAAATTTAACTCCAGCGTCCTCTTCTCTTATCTTCCAAAGTTTTCTAAGGATTGGAGATGTTAGGGGGAAAACAATTGATGAAATCGTGTCGCTTGTAGGTTTTGATTATGCAATTATTGAGAAATGCACCATAGCAGATAGAAATAATGAAGCAGGACTATATTATCGATGGAAAGAGAACGACAGCGTTGTTATAACGTTGCTGTTTGGTGCGGACGGCAAGTGTATAGGAATTATTACGAAGTAGCTAGTGTCGGCACTTGAACCGCTCAAGCATGTATAGCTAAGTTCCGTAATTTCAATTGAAAACCCAATATAAATAACTAGCAAACATAATAATGAAATGAAAAAATTACTATTTCTAGCAATAATGTCTCTTGCCTTTTTCTCTTGCAGCAAGAGTAATGATGATGATAAGGACGCTTACCGCCCCGAAGTGGTGGAGGTGCTGAAAGTGTTGGAGGGCAAATGGCAGGGTGAGGGCGGAGCGTCCGATGAAGTCTTGACGTTCACCCCGTTCGGTAAGCAGAAATGGATAGATGGTGCGGCTGGTGGTGCCATGTGGTTTCATGGAAACGCCACGCGCGAATTCGTCTACATCGACAATACTCCGCAGAAATGGGACATGTATTTCAATGTCGACCCGAAAGAAAAGAAAATAGGGATGAACGAAACCACCCCTGATGGAAAGTACAGTATCGTAACGACAAAAGAATATTCGTACAAGATAATAGACAATAACACCATCGAGTTGCACGATAAGTCACTATCATGGATGCATATATATAAGTATCATCGGATAAGATAATAAAACTATGAGCAGCCCACGCGCGTACAGCCAAGACACATTGGCGATTATGGATAGGTTTTTTGTCGCCTTTACCGCCTGCGTAGAGCAGGGGCTTATAAAAACTGCCAAGGACTTTTGCGAAACGAACAACATTGCCCGCCCTCACTTCTACGCCCAGCGAAAGCACCGTGGACGCGGTTTCTTCGAGGCTGGATGGTTAAGCATACTTGTGCGCGAATATGGGGTTTCGGCCAATTGGCTGCTGACGGGTAAAGGCACGATGTTTGTGCAATAATTCAAACACATTCAGTATGAAAGGGATATTTACAATCTTGTTTTTGACGTGCTTTTTTATCAGTACTGCTGCAAAGGACGGCAAACAGACAAAAGAAACGGCAAGTCCGACATTCGGCGTGACTGTCGAGAGGGAATGCGGTGTTGTTGTCATAGAGAAAGACGTCTACCATAACGTCACTATAGAATTAAAAGCTGCCGAACTCGGAGACTTGTTTGTGGAGGGCGTTAAGGTGACGGTATGGGATGAAAATGGGAATAAAATCTATAAGAAGCGATTTTCAAAATCATTCTTATACGCTTATTCTGACGGAAGCATATACATTGCGCGAGGAAATGCACTGACGCAGGTTCAGGTGCGCAAGGGCAGCAGTGGAGAATGGGAGGCGAAGATAAGGGCAAAAGGTATTTACTGACAAAAAAAAGAGGGTATACCAAAATAATGGTACACCCTCATTTAACTCAAACGAAATCTATGGCCTTACCCATCGCCCTCGCGATGGCTGCCAGCGTGTCGAGGCCGACACTATGTCGTCCACTCTCTATTCGGCTGATGTGAAACCGCTCTAATCCGCATTTCTTTCCCAATTCTGCTTGGGATAACCCTGCCTCTTGGCGCATTGCGGCAATCTTTCGCCCGATGCGCTCCCTTTCCGCTAGTTCTTTTATTACAGCCATTCTTCATCCTCCTCTTCTTGCATTTCATTGTCCGCCATTGTGGCGAACTTCATATAAAATTCGCACGCAGGCTTGATAATGTTATCTAATATGTATGCTCCATCTATTTCCTTGTCAAATGTCGTACAGACATGTAACAAGGCTACGAGGTGTTCAATTTCGCCAAAGATGTTTTTGTACTCAAACTTATGATAGAGCGTATCAGGTTCGTAGTAATACACATTTTCGCGCTCCAATATCTCAATGATGGACATTGAGCGAATGTGTATGATTACATTCCGTCCTCTTAGCTCACCATTCAAGTCATCTGAAACAAACCCGAATTCGGGCAATGTTAATGCGATAAGTTCCTTAGCCATATTATCCTTTGTTAAGCAATTCAATCGACACGCCTAGCGCATTGGCCACGGCTATTAAGTCTACTAGTTTTATGTTATTCCGCCCCTTTTCAAGGCGGATTAGTTCGCCCATGGACATGTCTGCCTGTTTGGCTAGTTGCTCGTGGGTATAACCCTTTTCTTCACGCAGGGATGCAATACGCACGCCGATGCGCTTACGTTCACTCTTAATCATATCTTTGTAAAAGCCCCGATGCATAACCACATCGGGGCTTTAGTTTTATTCTTCAACAACTGCGATAACGTAATCCCAAACGTCCTCACGATACTTCATTAGTTTCTTAGGCGATTTGAACGTGTAAGCGTTCTCCCCATCTTCGATGAGAACTTCGTCTTCTCCAAGGTCTTCAATCTCTTCGAATACCTCTTTGCGAGAGGCGATGTAAGCCTCAATCTCATCGAAGTTGTCAAAGCCTTTGATTGTTTCGTATAGGTCTTCGCGCTCTGCGAATTCTTCAAAAGAGCATTTTTCCCACACGGTATTATCTTCGCAGTAAACCTCATTGGCCGTCCATGCGTTGTACATGGTGTTGTTGTTACGCTCGTAGAACTGCCATCCGTCACGGATGCGGATGCATTCAACCTCCAAGTTCAATGTCTCGGCCATTTCTTTTGCCTCTTCGTAGCTGTCAAATCCGATGACGGCCTTTTTTACACATTTGGGATAACCATTCATCCCAATAGTCGTTTCAACCACTTGAAGTCCTTGTCTCAATTCTGCAATCTTCATAATTGTAAGCCGTTGTTTCGGTCTGGCACCGACCTTTTAAAAATTAAACTTATGTCTTATTGACAATGCAAAGTTACAAACTTATTCTAATGTTACCAAATATTGTAACAAGAAATTTTGCAAAACCATGTGTTTTTAACTTTTATTTTCATTTGCGAGTATATTCGGGATGCTTGAAATCGCTTTTTGCTTATTCTTATCAAGCACCTTGGCGTATATCTGTGTCGTGGACAATTCCCGATGGCCTAGCAGCTTTGATACCGTGTATATGTCCGTACCGAGGTCTAGCATCATTACGGCGAACGTGTGGCGCGCGCAATGGAATGTTATCTTTTTATTAATGCCAGCGCGTAGCACCCACTCACGGATAGCCGTATTCGTACAAGTGGGGGAGTGTATTTCGTCAAAGACACGTTCTTCGGGTCGCCCACGCTTGCCCATCAGCTCGGCTGCCTGTTCCGTAATGTCCAGATACTCTTGTCCATTCGTCTTCTTCTGTTTGAAGATAATGCGCGTATATTCACCCTGTTGAAAGACTTCGCTCCACGTCATACGTATAATGTCGCTTCTGCGTAGCCCTGTCAAACAAGAGAATAGGAACGCACGCTTGATATTGGGGTATTCACAATCAGTCTGGGCAAGCCTCCGCACCTCTTCAAGCGTCAGATACATGCGCATTCCGTCTTCTGGCTTGAAACTTTCAATGCCCCGCATCGGATTGTAGGGGATAACTCGCTCTTCAAAGGCTTGGTTAAGGCACGCACGCAACTTATTGAAATAGGACAGCTTTGAATTTCGCGCTAACGGCTTGTCCTTTATCCGCTTGCGGTAATCGTTGCCCCATGCTACCGCGTCATGTTCAAGGTAATCCTTAAATCCCTGCACCCATTCGGGCGTTATTTGAGCAAACGTTATTCTCTCGTTCGGCTCATATTTCAGCATGTGTCGTAGGCATGAATACCAGTTGCCCCAATTTCCCCTGCTTTCTTCGTTCCCGCGCCGCTTCGCACACATGGCGCGGTAATAGTCATAGAACAGCACTTCGGCGTTGTAGTGGTCGTTAAAGTCGTATTCTCCATTTTGTAGGGCAACAATGCGCTTTGACTTGATGGAATTAGCCAATTGCAGCGTCTGCCTGTTCATCTCCTTGTCTGCCTTGCTTCTTTCGGGAATTAGGTACATTTTTAAGAATTCATATTCGCGCTTGCCATTCCTGTAAATGTCTAGATACAGGCTGATGTTGCCGTTAGCCAATTTCTTCTGCCGTAGCCTTATCGGTTCTTTTATTCCTTTCATAACTTGGTTTATTTGCGTTTAAAATGTGACTTTGTTACCGATTTTTTAAGAAGTAACAAACGGGTAACACAAATATAGCATATTAATGGCATACGTATAGCATGATGGCGATATATTTTATTTTTCTTAACCATCTTAAAATCCCCTCATAATAGGCTACTGGCGTGCGCTAGACAGCTAATGACGTGCGTTTTTGTTTTTAAATAAAAAGTAGCTTTACTTTCCGATGCAAAAATGCTTAAATATATTTCCAAGTACCTCATTAGAGGTGATGCCGCCCCCTGTGATTTCAGCTAAGAAGTGCAGACATTGACGTAGGTCTTCGGAAAGAAGGTCGCCACTGAGGTTGAGAGCGATGCCGTCGAGAACACGTTGGATGCTTGCGAGAGCGTGGGTTAGGGCCTCGTAGTGGCGCACGTTGGTAACAACAACGTCGTTTTCGTGTATTTCGGGGATGTTGGCCGCGTTGTAAATGCTGGTTTCTAAGGTTTCGATGTTGGTGTTGAACTTGGCCGAAACGGATACGAATGTGGGCTGTTCGGTCCACGAGAAAGTGGGGAAGACGAACGATTGCTCATCGTTTTTGTTTGAAACCACAATGAGGCGTTTGCCACGCGTGTGCGCATCCATCTCTTCTATCTCACTTAGCGAGGGCGCTTTGTCTATCACCCATAACACGACAGCCGCTTCAGTGAGCTTTTGGTAAGTGCGTTCTATGCCCAGCGACTCAATCTCGTCGCTTGTCTTTCTTATTCCAGCCGTGTCGATGAAGCGGAAGTTGATGCCATTAATCTGTATCGTATCTTCAATCACGTCGCGCGTAGTGCCATGAATGTCACTAACGATGGCGCGTTCTTCTTTTAGCAATCGATTAAGCAAAGTGCTTTTCCCAACATTGGTTTTACCCACGATGGCCACCGATATGCCTGCCTTTATTGCCCTCCCGGTTTCGAACGAGGTGGCGAGTGATCCTATTTTCGTACGAATTTCTTCGGCTAAGGCTTGCAATTCTTGACGGTCGGCAAAGGTCACATCTTGGTCGCTGAAGTCTAGTTCCAGTTCTATTAGCGAAGTGATATGCAGCAACTTATCCCTTAGAGTAGCCAGTTCGCCCGAGAAATGACCACGAAGCTGTCCCAAAGCCAATTGTGCACTGGCCCTATTGGTGGCTGCTATGAGGTCGGCCACTGCTTCGGCTTGGCTCAAATCCATCTTTCCGTTAAGGAAAGCACGCTGTGTAAACTCTCCTGGTTGCGCTTGTCGGCATCCCAACCTCACCAAAAGCTTCAGTACCTCGTTTAGTATATAGGCAGAGCCATGGCACGAAATCTCCACCGAGTTTTCGCCCGTGTACGAGTGCGGAGCGTGAAAACACGTAACCAGCACTTCGTCAATGGGGTGTGCCCTTTCGTCAACGATATGTCCGTATTGCACCATCTGTGCAGGCAGAGTATGCAAACATTTACCTTTGGGAGCTTTAAAGGCACGGTCTACGATGTCGATGGCATCGCTGCCCGACACGCGTATCACTCCCAAAGCCCCTCCAGCAGAAGTGGCCAAGGCACAAATGGTTTGACGGTCGTTTAATAGGGCTTGCATCTCTTTAAATCCTTTCGAGAACCAGTTTTATCAGTTCGTCTATCGAGTTCTTGTAATTGGCATTCACGTTTTTGGCTCGTCTGTTGGCAATTACCATGCAACAGGTTACGGCTTTATGACCCATCAGACAGGCAAGACCTGCCAATGCGCTGCTTTCCATC